TCAGGAGCTGACGTAGCTAACTGCATTTTGGTCTGCGCCAAAGATATTCTCTGAGCCTTACTAAATACATTCGGATTAGATACAGGTAATACATCTACCCTATTGTCAAAGTCAGCTCTTCTAATACTTCCGTCAACACCCGTGATGCTGTAAGGATACTCATCCGGTAAGAACTCAGACATTACTTTGGATAAGAGCTTAAACTCTAACTTCATAGCATAATGTAATCTTTTATGCACCGCAGACATGACCCGTGAGCCCTGTTCCAACATTGCTATAGTAGTACCCACAGCTGCATTTTGATTTCCATCGCCTACTTTCAAGTCCGTTATGGTAGCGAATCGCTGTCCCGCATCAACTACAAACCCTAACAAGGCCATCAAAGTCTGGTCAGGTCCCTTGAACGGTAACGACATCAAACTCGCTTTTATATCACCACCCGGAGCATCTACGTCTCTAAACTCTCCCGGCTGTAACGGCTCGTCATCATCCCTGATCCGTAGGCCGCGGGCCTTAAATCCTGCTGGAAGATTAGATAACGTACCAGCATCAATCAACTGCCTCAAAGCAGAAGTCGCGGTTCGCGATAAACCACCTATAGTATGTATCAAACCTAATCCATAGAAACCAAAGCCTGGAAGAAACTTGTAATGTACAAAATATTGTATCTTAGCCTTCTTCTCGTCATCTTCCCTGTAGTTCCTGCGAATCGACAGAATCTGGCCATTATCCTGTGATATTGTCACAACATACGGTATCTTTATACCAGTAGGCTCTCCATCTTCTCCAACTTCTTCATATCCTTCTAAATCCAGATCTACATGACATTCCAGTAATGTGCAGTCATAATCAATCTGTGACGGATACATTCCATCAATTCTCTCTATCTCATCACTTAAACTACCTGATTCGCTCTGAGCCGGAATAACAGGAATGTCCCTGTAAAAACCAGCTACCTGCCTCTTTCTTAAATCATTTAAGCTCATCTTTAAAACTTGCGTAATATTAGGACACGTCTCTAATCCGCTAGTGTTATACGGTACAATTAAATTCTCTGCCGGAACAAACTTACTTACAGCTCGATCCAAGTTCTCATCATAATACACCTTCTTGAACGTACTACCCGCTAGTGGCAAAAAGAATAACATCTGATCTAATTCAGGCGTATACTCCTCCATCTCACAGGTTATGTAGTAGTTCATAAACTCCTTTACTCGCTGGGCTTGATCTTCTTTTTCAGGAGTGCTCGACCCAAGCACGGTAGTTCGCACGGGTCCAGTGGGTGGCAACAACTCATTGAAGGCTTGGGCTTGGAACTGTGTGGCGGATTCGGCAAGTAACGGGTGCGTGACACCGCTCGCGCCCCTGAACGGTTGTGATCGTTCTTCATAGCTAAATCCAAGTAACTCCAAACCGTTAGCGAAAGCATCTTCCCACTCCTGTCTACCACTCTTGTTTTCATCAAACTCACCCACAAGTTCACTGGCTATCCTACCCAGTAACCCATCAGGCATCTCTTCAGCTAAGTTGGCAGAAAAATCTTCAGTCGTGCCTCGTTGATCCTGTGGCTCAAAATCAACGATAACACTTCCATCATCTTCTTCCATAATTTCTACATTCTCTGGGATAGGACCCATATCGAGACTGTCAGGCATTTCCACTTCTACTTCAGCAGCTAAGTCCTCTTCGTCTAACTGAGACGGTATGTTTTCTACCATGCTGCCTATCGGTTCTCTTGCCATGTAATTCTCCTTTTAGGTACTATACCACAGATTGCATATAATATTCAATGCCTCGTGGGCCGCGGTTCATGTTGACCGCTTTGTCTTTCAAACTTACTACGCCGCCGTCCTCCATCATAAAGTCTGAATCGTCAAACTTTTTAGGATCTTTTTTAGCCGCAGGACTTTGTAAAACCTTAGTGCTGCCTTTAGGTCTGTCCACTAACATAACGTAACTTAAATCTCCTACACCCTCTACCGCATTCTCATAAGGTATATGAGTGTATCCTTCCGCTGCTAACGATTTAGAATGGGCCCTCAAGAACATTTTGACATCTTGTATATCAACTCTAGGGTCTTCTGATAAAATATCATCAGCTGTGTAACGCTCTCCTTTATGAATGCTATATTGTTCCGCTTGATAATCATTCAAAGAAGCTTCTGTAAAAGGTTTTCCCGTTCTAGGGTTTTCAAAAGGTTTGCTCAAATCCGCTTTTAACGGAATAGATCCACCTAACGTGTTTTTTGGTATAGGTCTATTGGTCACCGCATCATAACCTACATTCCCATCTACAGGCGGAAGCTTCAAAGTTTTTAAAACCTCTTCCCTACTTTGACCTGTTTTGGCCATAGTGTCTCTTATCTGTTTTCGCGTGCCAACACCAAATACTTCATCTATAAACCTATCTTGAGACGATCGAGGTGTGGATCCTACATGAGGACCTAAGTCAAACCAAGACCTATTAGACTCACTAAACTTACTAAATCCAGGGTCTGTGTTTTTAGAATAATGATACACAGGAGTATCTATCTTACCAAAAGCTATAGCCTCCTTCATTGACTTTCTCTGATCTCCAATACCTCGACCACCCGGTACCTCCGTGATCTTCGCATCACCTGCCGCAGCTCGTATTACATCCTTGTAATCCTTACCACCCTGAACAATAACATTATCATATCCGTCTAACGTGTTTTTGATCCTGTCCATCTGACCAGCATCTTGCTTAAACATATCAGCCTTCTTAGGGCTCATCTTGTTGTTATAATTTTGTATAGGAGTATCAGACCTTATTAGTCCATGCTTGGCAGACATTATCGCTACATCAACATCCGCAGGAGTTCCCATAGACTTCAAGCTTTGAAACACAGGACCCAGATAACGATCAATCGCTTCCTTGTCCCCAACATCCGGACACTTAGTATCACTACAGGATAAAACTAAAAGACGGCGTCCTGCTTTTTCTTCTGGAGCAAACAAGCTGCCAGAGCCTAAATCAATCTTATCTGAAACATTGGATCCGCCAGAAGGAGGGCCTTCCATCTTCATAACACTTGAATCTATATCAGGGCCCCCAGCTGTAGCTGTCTTGGGTCCCAAATATGGTATAAAGCCCTCAATCCCTTTTTTTGCATATCTAGCTACGGGACCTAAACCGGGAAGCACACTTGCAACACCTAAAGTTGCTAGACCAGTGCCCGCCGCTGCTTCTAAAAAATCTTTACTTTGCATCATCTTACCACTCTGTGATAAAATGCCCGGTAACTCATAGGCTGCTATCGCTTCACCTGTGCCAGGTAAAAAAGACAAAGTATCATACGCATCTTTAGAGGTGGTACCTGCTCTATTCTTTTCCTCTAAACGAGATAAAAGGGTCTCGTCCTCAACCGTAAAGTCATCTTCATAATTTATTTGAGCCTCAGCCATCTCTTCCAAGAACCTGTGCTAGTTGGGCCATGAGCCGTGGGTCGCGGGATTGGTTTACACCACCCTGTTTCATTATACGGTTCATTACCAACATGTTCCTGTCAGCCGGTGTCTCCATTATAGTGGTCTTCTTCATTATACTCTCTATACCGGGGGACCCACCATACTCCAAAGGAATGTATTTCGGTTTAACATAATTAGTGTTTAATAAATCAATGCCACCTAAAGGCGCATCCGCCAATCCGCCTTCTGACTCGCTACCATCGAAACCTAACATCTTGTCACGGATCGCGTCCATCGGTTCGATATAAGGTTCCGGGGGACCCGTCCTGTCTTGGCCATAAGAATTAAAAGCATCCTCATCTTCTTCCATCATTCTGATAATCTCGTCACCGCTCAGTGTCTCCGAATCGTCAAAAGACTGTCTCTCCATCAGATACTGGTCACCAAACTCTGTGTCGGGGTCAAAAATAGGAATATCGTCTTTGTTTGCGTTGCGTACTACACTGTCAGCCATCTTCACCTCAATAATAAGCCCTTACTTGAGCCGACCCATCACCTTCTTCCCAATCGTCAGACGGTAGCTGTACAAAATTACCCTGACGATAGCGCATTAAGGCCTGTGTCATGCTATCCACAAGGTCATCATACTCTCCATTTGGAAAAGCTGCAACCTCTTCTATCATCTCATCCGCAAACGTCTCGTCAG